TGCTGAAAGAATACAAGACATCGCCGGTGCGATGTTCGCTTCTAATACTGAAACATTAATCACAGCGACATACCAAGACGCTGATGGAACAATTGATTTAGTTGTTGATAATGATTTAGCAAATTATGATAATACCAATTCTGCTTTCATTACTGCTTCATCTACAGATACATTAACAAACAAAACTTTTGATGTAGAGGGAACAGGAAACTCAATTTCAAATATTGATCTTGCTGACTTAAAATCTGGCGTTTTAGATACAGATATGTCAAGTGTATCTGCTTCAGATGATACGATTGCTTCTGCTAAAGCGACAAAAGCTTATATAGATTCAGGAACAGCGACATTATCAAATAAAACATTAACAGCTCCTAAATTTGCTGATGGTGGTTTTATTGCTGATGCTAATGGTAATGAGTTAATTCTATTACAAACTACTACAAGTGCTGTAAATGAATTAGAAATTACTAATGCTGCTACAGGTAATGCTGTTCAGATTGCTACTTCAGGTGGTGATACAAACATTGATCTTAAATTAAGTCCAAAAGGTTCTGGTGTTATTGATGTTGACTCAAGTAAAATTACAAACGTATCTGATCCATCAGGCGCTCAGGATGCTGCTACTAAAGCATATGTAGATAGTGTTGCTAATGGTTTAGATGTAAAAGCTTCAGTTAGAGTTGCTACAACAACCGCTCTTTCTACTTCTACATATAACAATGGCGCTGGTACAATTACTGCTGATGCCAATGGTGCTTTAACAATTGATGGTGTTACAGTTTCAGTAGATGATAGAGTTTTAGTTAAAAACCAAGCTGATGCTGTTCAAAATGGTGTTTATAAAGTAACTGCTACTGGTGGCGCTGGTGCTCAATTCGTATTAACAAGAACACCTGACGCTGATCAAGCTTCAGAAATTACAGGTGGTGCTTTTGTATTTGTTGAAGAAGGTTCTGCTAATGCTGATAACGGTTATGTATTTACACATAATGGTACGCCAACATTAGGAACAGACGACATTTTAGTTGCTCAGTTCTCTGGCGCTGGTCAAATTTCAGCTGGTGCTGCTATATCTAAAACAGGTAACACATTAGACGTTGAAGTAGATGATACGACAATTGAAGTATCAGGTGACGCTTTAAGAGTTAAAGCTTCAGGTATTGGTACTAATCAACTAGCTTCAAACGCTGTAACAACTATCAAAATTACAGATGGTAATGTTACAAATGCTAAATTACAAAATAGTTCATTTTCAATTTCTGATGAAAGTTCAACAACAGGTTCAGTTGCTCTTGGACAAACATTAGAATTTTTAACTGGTGAAGGTATTGATACATCAGTTGAATCAAATAGATTAACAATTTCTGCTGAATTAGCTACAACATCAAATAAAGGTGTTGCGTCATTTAGTTCAGATAACTTTACAGTTACTTCTGGTGTTGTTACTACTACAGCTATTGATGGTGGAACTTATCCTTAATATTAATTTGGGAGATTAATAAGTGGCGACAATAATTAAATTAAAAAGAAGTACAACAGCTTCTTCGGTACCTACAACAAGCGATTTAGCAGACGGTGAAGTCGCAGTAAATACGGCAGATAGGAAACTTTATGTTCGTAGTGGTGGTAGTATTGTTGAAGTTGCTAATAACACTTCAGCTGGTTCCACAGATTTAACAAATGTAGGAACAAATATTATAGGAGATACAGATAACACTTATGATATTGGTTCTTTAACATCTACATTTAGAGATATATTTGTTGGAAGATCAATTAAAAGTAGAGTTGATGTTTTTACGAGATCAGGTGGATTAGGTTCTGCCGTTGGTGAATTTGCTTTTAAAGTTAATTCAACAAGAAAATTATTTGATGAGGTTTACACTGCTTCAAGCGGCTTAAGTACAAAAGCAATCGATATAAGTAACTTTGATGATAATAATCCAGCATATGAGTTTTAAGGAGAAATATGGCAGATAAAACACCTATTAGACTAGTATTAGATGGCTCAAATAATCCCACAGGTATTGCTGAATTTCAATCAGGTGAAACGATACCTTATTCATCAGGTGGTACAGGGTTATCATCATTAGGTACAGCAGGACAGGTTTTAGTAGTAAATTCTGGAGCAAGTGCTTTAGAATATCAAACTTTAAATCAGATAATTACTTTAGCTGCTGATAGTGGTTCTAATGACACTTACACAACTGGAGAAACTTTAACATTTTCAGGTTTAACAGGTATTACAACCACAGTTGCTGATAATGAAATTTCAATAGATTTAGACAACACAGCCGTAACTCCAGGTAGTTATGGATCAACAACTACTATACCTACTTTTACAGTTGACCAACAAGGTAGATTAACAACCGCTAGTGAAGTTAATGTTGCTACAAATTTAACTATTAGAGATAGTTCATCTACTACAGACACAGTTTCATTATTAACAGATACACTTACATTTGCTGGTACTTCAAATGAAATAGAAGCTGCTGTAACAGACAATACTGTTACAATAGGATTACCTGATGATGTTACAATAGGTAATGATTTAACCGTAACAGGAAATCTAACTGTAAACGGAACAACTACTACAGTTGCAACAACTAATACAACAGTTTCAGATCAATTGTTTGAATTAGGTAATGGCCGTACAGGTTCAGCTACAGGTGACGCTGGTATTGTTATTGAAAGAGGTGACGATAATAATGTATTTTTAGGTTATGATGAATCGGAAGATGAAGTGGTATTTGGAACAGGTACATTTACTGGTTCAAGCACAGGTGATTTATCAATAACAAATGCTAATATTAGAGCGGCTGATGTTACAGCAACGGGAGCTTTAGATGTTTCTGGTGCTACAACATTAAATGGTAATGTTACACTTGGAGATGCTACAAGTGATACGATTACAGTAACAGGTAGATTTGCTACAGCTCTAATACCTGATACAAATATTACATATGACTTGGGTACATCTTCATTAAGATGGAGAGATATTTACTTATCAGGAAATACAATTGACTTGAATGGTGCTACAATATCTGGTGATGGAACAGGCGCTATTTCAATATCGGCAACAGGGGCTACTTTACCAGTTGGTTCAAAAGTTGGAACAGATACAATCGCAAAGGCTGATGCCGCTACAGGTATCGCAGTTCGTTCAGTACCTTTGTTTACACAGGCTGGTGGATTAGTTACGGCAGCCACAACCTTTACTATGGCCGCTACATCATCAAAAACAAGTGTATTTACACAATTTACTAAATCAAATGGAAGTGCTCAAGCAAGATTTGAGTTATTTAGTTTTTAATGAATAATAAAAACATATAAATACAAATAGGAGAAAAAATTTATGTCAGTTAAAATACCAATACGAACAGTTTTTGACGGAGACGGAAACGCCACAGGTTTATCAGAATACCAATCAGGTGAATTTATAGGTCTTACTCATGGTGGTTTAGGAGCTTCGTTATCAATTGGGTCAACTGGTCAAGTTTTAAAAGTTAGTTCAGGTGGAGCTTTAGAATTTGGTAATGTTGAAGCCATTGTAAATATAGATGGCGCTACTGATTTAACAGGAAATACTTTAGCAACTACCGATCAACTTTTAGCCTCAGACGGTGGATCAGAGGGAAGAATTACTTTAGCTCAAATAGATACTTTATTTACAAGCACAACACAAACCTTAACAAATAAAACAATTGACGCTGATAACAATACAATTACAAATATTGGAGATAGTGAATTATCTAGCGGTATTAGTGCCACAAAAATAGGTAATGGTGATGTGGACAATACAGAATTAAGTTATTTAAATGGTGTTTCAAGTGCCATTCAAACACAGTTAGACACAAAAGCCTCTAACGCATTTGCTATTGCTCAAGCCGTTGCTCTCGGATAATACACTATTTTTATTATAAATAGTAGTAGTAAACACTTATAAGGGTTAATAATGGCAACACCAGCTACAAGAGAACAATTAAAACAATACTGTTTAAGAACATTGGGTAAACCCGTTATAGAAATTAACGTGGATGATGACCAGTTAGAAGACAGAATTGATGAGGCCTTACAATACTATGCTCAAT